ATATGTCAACGATGCCATAGTTCATATCGGAGAACATCAGTACCAAGGCAAGTTCTACGATGAGTTGATATCAACCAAGTAAAATGGTATTATTTCATATTTAAGATCTTAAATAGGAGAATTTTATATAATGCTACAACTATTACCCTACGCATTAGCAGCATACGGTGGATACAGAGGTTACAGAGATTCTAAAGCCCAAGGAATAGGTGGTTTAAATAGATTACTCAATACTGCAGCAGGTGCTTTTACTGGATATAATTTAGGTCAAGCAGGAGGCTTTGCTAAAGCTGCAGGATTTGGCAATCCAGCATCAGCAAATTTTGTTCCAACATTTGCTAACTTACCAGGAGTATCTTCATTACCAGGAATGTCTAGATTTGCAAATACTTCATATCCTGAAATGAATCAATCTGGTGATGCAATTTTTGCTTCGGACATGAATAGAGCTAGAGCCATGGAAAAAACTGGAGGTGGAAGCATCTTAGATATTTTAAAAAATAAAGAAACAGGAAAATATGATCCAATGAAAGTTGGTGGTTCCCTAGCAGCACTTACATATTTTGGTGGCGCATTTGATCAAGGACCAACTGATATATATTCTCCTGGATATAATATGAGTTATTTAGAATTACAAAAACAAAGACCAGGCTATACTTTTATTGATCCTATAACTGGTGAAGAAAAAGCATATGAAAAAGTTTATGCACCAGAGGAACAAGGTAGAGGTGATCAAAGAGTAGGCCCTTATTCACTTAATAGAACAAGATTAAAAACTGGGGGTCTTGCAGAGATAAAAAAATTTAATGAAGGTGGTGTTAACTATCTTCCATCAAAAATGACTCATGATGAAAACGATTCAAACAATTACGTTAGAGCATCTGGGTATGTAGAGGACGGAGCAGGAGTGGGTGATAAAGACGAAGATACTATGTTAGCTCAATTAGCAGACGGAGAGTTTGTAACAAGAGCAGATGGTGTATTAGGCGCAGGAATCATTGCAGGTGCTAACCCAAATAGCATGAAAGATATGAGAGAAAAAGGCGCGACTTACTTCTATGAACAACAAAAAAGATACAAAAGAGTATTTGATTTATTGAAGGAGAATGATGCCAACAGCAAACAAAAAACAAATTAAACCATTAGTAAGTATAATACCTATTGAACCAAAAGACGTGGAGAGGTTTTGGCCGCTTTGTGAGTTTATGGTAGCAGAGGCTTTAGCGTTTTCTGGTAAGTATGCTGAATCATCGTGGGTATTTGAGGAACTAAAGAAGGATAATTTACAATGCTGGATTATGTTTGGTTCAGATGAGTCTGAAGAGAACAAAGTGTTTGGTATATGTATTGGAAGAATAGCAGAACTACCAAATTACTTACAATATGAAATATTAATTTGCACAGGAAAAAGAAGAGACCTGTGGGAAGATACATTAGTTAGATGTATTACAGATTTTGCTCAACAAAATAATTGTAAAAGAATGAGCATTATGGCCAGACCTGGTTGGGAAAAAATTTCTAAAAAATGGGGATGGAAAAAGAAACATGTACAACTAGAGAAATGGATATAATATGAGTTTTTTTGGCGGAGGAAGATCATCAGCACCAGCAACACCTACTTCACAAACACAGTTTGTTAGAGAAGCTCCTGGTATAGAGGAAAGAAAAATAGAATTAATGGACATTGCGCGTCAGGTAGCGCAAGATCCTATAAACTTACCTGACATTCAAGTTGCACCTTTGTCAGCTCTTGAGCAACAAGGTATTAGAGCTGCAGGAACTACAGGAGTGGGAGCAGGAACTGTTGGTCAAGGTATTGCACAAATTCAACAAGCAGCCGCTCCGATTGGTGCATCACAAATATCACAATATTTAAATCCATATCAATCTTATGTAACTGGAGAGATTGCAAGACAAGGTCAAATGATGCAAAACCAATTAGCAGCACAAGCCGTTGGTGCAGGAGCATTTGGTGGCGGAAGAGAGGGTGTTCAACAAGCTGAACTTCAAAACAGAACCTTAGAGGCAATGGGTAGAGCACAACAAGCTGGTTTCAACACTGCACTTGGTGCAGCTCAAAGACAACAACAAGTCGGCTTATCTGCTGGTCAACAACTTGGTCAAATGGGCTTAGGTCAACAACAAATGGCACAAGCAGACATTAATCAATTATTTAATGCTGGTGGAGTACAAAGACAATTAGCTCAACAAGCATTAGATGCACAAAGACAATCAACATTACAACAACAATATGAGCCTTATCAAAGAGCTGAGTTTCTTGCGAACCTTTACGCTGCTGGACCTAAAACACAATCAGGTGTTACTATGGGTACAACCCCAGGAACAAATCCTTTAGCACAGTCAGTAGGTACAGGTATTGCTGCATTCTCAGCATTTAATCCACAACAGTCGGGGTAACAATGTCTTTGAACAAAGTTTTAAACAGACCTATGTTTAGAAAAGAGGCACTTAGAAGGGGTGTTTTAAAACCTATAAAAGCAAGAGTCGGTAAATTTATGGAAGGCCCTGCAATGCAACAAGGACCAGTATTCGTACCTAAGTCACAATATTCAAATTTTCCATTACAGTTTCAAGGTCCACAAGGTAGATCGTTTGCATATGATCCATCAACGGGTCAGTACATAACTGGATTTGGTAAATCAAAAATTAAAGCAGGAACAGCAAAGTTTGCTAAGGGTCTTACCGGTTTAGGTGCTTTGTATGCTGGAGCTGAAGCAGCAGGCATACCAGATCCTATAATAAATACTTTGGGAGCAGCAGAACTTGCATCTTTACCTTTGTCTTTGGGTAGAAGCGCAACCTCACAAAATTTAGCTAGAGTTTTAGGTACAGGAACAAGATTCTCAACTAGTAATCCAATAGGTGCCATAAGCATTGGTGCAGGATTGGCAGCAACTGGTGGAGCTAAAGCTTATTATGATGAAACTAAAATGGTTAAAGATTATGCAAGAGCAAACAATATATCTTTTAAAAAAGCGATGGATATATTTAATAGAGATTTATCATTTGGTGGACAAAGACCAATGACAACAAGTGACATAGGGAAAATTATTCTTGCTGGTGGATCTGCAAGAAATTTAGTTGCTGGTGGATTAGATAAAACTCCTGAAGGACCTCCAGGTTCAAAATCTGCCGAACAAAGAATAGCTGGAGAAATGAGACAATATATGAAAGACTCTAAAGAATTTGGTAGATACTATCAAGATGTAGATGAGTTAGTCAAAAAAGTTAAAGACAAAGAAAATAAATTATTAATGGCAGAAGAAACAGCATCTATGAGTCCAGACGATGCAGGGCAGTTTGAATCTGTTGGAGGACAGATAGCATTAGAAAAAAATATAGCAATCGCTGAATTAAGAAATGCATTAATGGCACAAAAAAATCTTGATGTTAATAAAGCAACAAATCTTGCATTAGCTATTACAGAAGGAGACATTGAAACTAACAATGTAGATGCAATCGTTAAAAGCGATGAATTATATGCACAAGTGCCAAATAGAGTTGGTGATCAAAACCATCCTAAATTTGTAAAAGAAGTTAAAACTGTTGAAGAAATAGATAAGAAATCTAAAACTCCTGAAAATGCAGGTGGTGATGGAGTCTCTACAGAAAATGCAGGTGGCACAAGCATAGGCACAAAACAAGATCTTACGGGAGATCCTAATATAGATGCAGCTAAAAAAGCAGCTGAAACAATTGACATGACACAATTTTTAAAAGCAGATCCTAGAAAAACTGAAATGGATCCTCAAAGAGTATTTTTAATGAAACTAGCCGCTGGATTACTATCAGGTAAAACAATGAAAGGTGGTCTTGCAGGTGCAGCCGAAATATTTGGTACTGCATTAGGTCCAGCTTTAGATGCTAAAATATTAGTCAAGATGAAAAATGACGAGGCATATAGAGACTGGGCTTCGACTGTTTTAAGTTACAACACTGATTTATTAGAATTAAGAAATGATGCATTAAAAGATGCGTTAGATGCAGCAGGTAACAGCAAGTTTGAATTAGGTTCATTTGAACAAGGTGGTCAATTCTTCGAAGCTAAAAAAGATAAGAACACTGGAGATGTTTTTGTTTACGATGGAAAAGAATATAGATTAGCTTCACCAGATGCAGGACAATTCTATGTTCAAAAAGATAATGCAGCATACATGGACAACATAAGATTAATAGCTGATGGTCAATTATCAGCTAATATTTTGAGAGAACAAATTGCACTAATGTCTACAGATGCTGGAAGAAAAGCGATTGGAGGATCTGGAATAATTTTAGGATTTGCAGAAGCTCTTAAAAATATACCAGGTGAGATTAAAGATGGTCTTGTTGGGTCTATTTCAACAGACTTTACAATGTCTCAAGGAGATATGAGTGATCAAGCATTCAAAGATTTAGAAAAACGAACTGAAAAAGTTTTAACAAAATTTGAAGATAGAGCACAAAAATTCTTAGCTGGTAATCCATCAGCTTCAGAAATACTTGGTAAATTAAAAGTTAATGC